GGTGACGGTGTGGTGGATCATCACGCCGTTGACGGGTCCCCACGGGCCTTTGCTGTTGCGGTTGTGGGTTTCCCAGTTGCCGACCTCGGCGACGTCAATGCCCTCGTCGCGGAGGCAGTTGAGGAAGTCGGCGGCGGACATGGGTGTGGCCATGGGGCCTCCCGGGAGTGAAAGGCCCCGGTCCGGGGCGAGGGTGAGTTAGAGGCTGACGGTGACGCCGTTGAAGCCGATCCACGGAGGTTTGACGGTGGAGCCGAAACCGAACACTTCGAGGTAGCCGTCCGTGCGGACGTCGAGCTTGAGGGCGATGCGGTCGCTGCTCACGTCCGAGCAGGGCATGAGCACAGTGCGCAGCGTCGATGGCCGCGCAGCGCTCGGCAGAGCCGTGTTGTTGACGACGTAGCTGCCCGCGGGGGACGTCGGATACGAGGACCGGCCGAGGGCGCCACGGAACTGAAGGCTCTCCTCGCCGCTGATGTTGAGGATGCGGTACTGGAACGTGCCGTTGTTGTTGCCGTTCTGCGTCCACGGCGACGCGGGGGTGATGGTCTTCCATGTGGACTGCCCCACGGATACGGCGACCCAGGCGGAGCCGTCGTACAGGTCGAGGCGGTTGACGTCCTGCAGCCACGTCAGCATGCCCTCGACCGGGCCCGAGGCTCCGGCGAGCGTCGCGCCGCGGGTAATGGCGGAGGGGAAGCGCAGGATGCTGCGCTGGGCGATCGCATTGACGATGTCCTTCGCCAGCTTCGATGCGTCGGGGGCGTCGGTGAGGGAGGCGATGTTGATGCCCTGCCCATAGTCGTCCGGTGTGGGCACGCGCCCCTCCTAGATGGTGTAGCTGATGCCGTCGAGGGACACCCACGTCGGCAAGTTGGTGGACTGGAAGGTGCGCAGGGCGCCAGCCGCGGTGATTTCCAGGCGGCACACGGCGGGCATCGTCCCGGCGTCGCGGGCGACCGCCCACGCGACGGCGACGCCGGGACGTATAGCGGTGGGGATGGTGGCGAGGGTGGCGCCGTCGGCGATGGTGCCCGAGGTGGGGCCGATACGGCCCCGCATCCAGATACGCCGGCCGTCTCGCAGGTAGGAGGCGGTGTAGCCGTGGCCGGGGTTGGTGTATCCGGAGGCCAGGGTGAGGGGCGTCCAGTCCGGGTCGACGGAGGTGGTGCGACCCAAGGCGAGCCAGTTGCCGCTGCTGGACTGGGTGATGACGATGACGTCGCCGACCGTCGGAAGGCTGTAGGACTCCATGCAGCGGATGTCTTCGATGCCGTCGGCGTCGACGGTGCCGTTGCTGTTCTCCGCGCTGACGACGGCGAGGCGCCAGTCGGAGCCGCGCACCGACGGGGCCCGCTCGCCGACACGCTGCGCCTTACGGGAGATCGCGGCGCTTAGGTCGCGGTTTATGCTCGGGCCGGGCTTGCTCACGCGTCCTCCTTCGCCGAAATCGTCGAGATCGGGAAGTCACCGTCTTGGCTGAGGGGCACGGTGAACGCGGCGGCCTGGTGGAGCTCGCGGCTGCCGTCCTCATGCATCACCCGCAGGACGTCGCCTGTTTCGAGCGCCGGGTTGGGCAAGCTGGAGATGTCGCCGGAGGCGTTGGGCGCCTTGGCCTTGGCGAGCTCCGCGTTCGCGGCCTGCGCGCATGCGTTGACAGTGGTGTAGGCGCTGGAGGAGATGAACTTCGGGCGCCGGCCGTAATCTCCGCCCCAGTGCGTCGGGGAGGTGGGGTCGTCGTCGACAGCCAGGTAGGAGACGGGCGGCACGTTCTCCGACGCGTTCTCCCCGCGGGCCAGCACGCCGTTCTTGACGCCGGCGGACGTCATGCCACGGTTGGCCTTGATGTAGACGCCACCCTCGGTAGCCTCGATCGCCCACACTGGGGGCGTGGTCAGCAGGTCCGGGAGGGCGGCGATGACGAACACGCCGTCGGCGTTGGGGTAGACCTCGGCACCGGCGGCGGCGGCGATCTCCTGCGCGCCGGCCCACGGGTCGGCTTCGACGTCGAAAACCCTGCTGCCGATCGGCTGATCGGTGACGAGGCTGATGACGTCGGCGTCGGGGATGCTGCGCTGTATGAGCGCGGTGACCGCGCCGACGACGGTGCCGGACACCTTGAACGGCTCGGTGAACGCGTCATCGGCGATGATCACCGACAGGTCCTTGCCCTGTAGCGTGACCGGCCCCTCGGAGACGTCGCCGTCGGCGTCGTCGAGTCTGAACACGCCGAGCGGCACTAGCTCGGGCTGGCTGCCGTCGCCGTAGTCGATGCCGCGGGCGACACGCAGGCGGGCCCCGTAGGTGGCGAGCTGATCCGACGGGGTGCGCGGGATCAGCGACGGGTCGGCGCCGATGACGGTGCAGGTGCGGCGGATGGCCTGCGCCCGGTCGACGGTGACGCTTCCACCTGTGTGCTCCAGGTCGATGATCTCGCCGTTCGTCAGGAACAGTTGCACCCGTGTGGCCACCTGGTGCGACTCGGCGAGGGCCTTCAGGAACCGGTCCGAGACGGGGTACATGGCATCACCCCGTCCGGCGGTCGAGGAACACGTCCTCCCACGTCTCATACGTGTCGAGGACGTCCTGCCAGGTGGCGAATTCGGTGAGGATGTCCTGCCAGGTGCGGCCGGCGGCGCCGTTGACGCCGAGGTTGACGGGCATGTCGGCCTCGGTGACCGGCAGCGTCCAGGCCCGCCACTGCTCCTGTGCGAGCGCACCGACCCGGGCTTCGGTGACCTGAGCAACGGACACGTACATGTCGGCGACGCCCATCCCCGGCGCGGCCTGCCACAGGAGGGTGTTGCCAGAGTCGAGCAGCAGATGGAGGGCCGCCCGCTCCTCGTCCGAGCGGGTCCAGATGGCGAGGTCCCCTTCGAGGCCCTGCCGTCGGCTGGACAGGACGACCTTGTTGCGGCGCCCGCGGATGACGAAGGCGGCCTGTTCGATGGGGCGCTGCCAGTCCGGCGCCCGCTGCACCACCACCTGGCAGTTCCGTTGCGGGTTGGCCGGGTCCTTCAGCCAGGCCGTGTTGATGTCGGCCAGGTCCAGCGTGACGGTGCCCGAGGAGCGGGTGAAGTACACGGCGCCGCTGGAGTTGTAGACCGTAATCGCGTAGTAGTACTGCACTCCGAACGGCGCCTCGTGGTCCTCGATGACGAGCAGATCCGAGGTGATGGGCTGCCGGTCGATGAGACCGGACGGTCCGCGCACGAGAGTTCGGGAGCCGTCTGCGGCGACACGATGCACGCTGATCGCGTGGTCGAGGGGCAGTTCGCGCAGCGTCAGCGTGGCGTACCCGCGGTCGGAGTCGACGGTGACCGCTGTCCGCGGCAGCACCTCCCACAGCACGACTTGGTCGACGTGCAGGACGCTGGCCGTAGTGGCCGCAGTGGCCACCAGCTCGATCGCTGCCTGCGTCGCCCCGACTGGTGCCGTGCTGTCGGACGCCATCGCATACCAGGAGGAGCCGGGAACCCCGTAGCTGACGCCGCCGCTGGCACCGATGTCGGTGTTGGCGGCGTCGTACCAGCGGACCCTCACCACCACTGACGTCCATGTGCCGGCGTCGGGGTGGACGATGATCTGTGCCCGCCAGTTGGCGCCCTCGACCACGGGGAAGCGGGCCGACCGGATCGTCGACGCGGTGGCGGTCGACGAGGTGACAGCCAGCGAGTAGGCGCCCTCGAAATAGGAGTAGCCCCACGGGCTGGTCCGGCCGAGCGTCGCCACACCGGACGCGACCGTCCATCCGGCGACGCCCTGCTCGAACGATCCGTCGGCGTAAGGCACGACGGTTCCGGCCTGCATGGACGGCGCGGCGGTGATGACGATGGTCTCCAGCCGCAGCACCTGCCCCGCCGAGGCGCCGTCCAGGCCCGCGGCGAGCGAGCACGTCGCAGCGTTCGCGGGCGCCGTGTCGGAGACGCGCTGCCGGTACATGCCGGTCGCCGGAGTCGGCGGCGCAAGCACGCTTCGTGTGGCTTGGATCTGGTTGCCGTTGGCGTCGTAGTACCTGAGCTCGATCCACGCCGTAGAGGCGACGGTGGGTGGCTGCATGTAGGCGTAGGCCAGGTACTCCTGGCCTGGGGTGACGGTCGGCCGGTCCACCGCCAGGATGCTGGCATTGCCCGCGGCGACCGCAGTCATCGCCAGGGTCTGGCCACCGGCCAAGTAATTGTTGACCGCCCAGTTCACCACCGGGACCTGCCGGGAGATGGTGGCGTTGACCACGGGCGTCCAGCCGGACGCGTCGATCTCCGTGCTCTCCGTGTTGAAGGGCAGCAGGTTGCCCAACGTGCGGATCGGTTCGCCGAGGTAGATGTTCTCCCAGAAGTGGTGGGTCGATGCCCCGGTCTCCGTGCTCGACAGCAGCACCTGCGCCTGCGTCGCCCCGGCCGGCGCCGGGCCTGCGACGGAGACGCGGTGCCAGTTCACCGAGGCGGCCATCGTGGTGAGCGACCAGGTGACGGACAGCTCCGTCGCTCCAGCCATCCACCGGATGCCGATCCGCTCGGGAACGGCCCCCGCGGTGTCCGCGAACGCGTAGTAGACCGTGCCGGCCACGATCGGGTACGACGAGACGGTGCGGGCCTGCATCTCCCCCGCCGCCACCGACCGCACGGC